ACTGTCGGATCATAGTCATGCTCATCTGGGTCAAGGAAGCGACGATTCCACTCATAAGTGAAGGCATAAACCTCAAAAGGAATGTTTACCTTGCGACAGAACCACACCAGGGACAGCAATTGCTTGATTGTGTCCTGCAAATAGTTCGACATGGACCCAGACCAGTCAAGAATAAAGATCATTCCGTGGTTCTTGCCGTCAGGAAGAACAGAAACTTTCTTGAATAGGTCCTCATTGTACTTGTATGTGTGCAGTTTTGCTGTATCAAGCACACCAGTACGTGCAGTTGTGGTGCGAGCATGGGAGTCTGCTGCCTTCTTGCACTCAAACTCTTTCACGAGGTAGTTGACCTCTTTCTGTGCAGATTTCTTGTACTCATTGTACTTGGCAGTGACAAATCCAATGGGATCATCGTAACGATTGTGTGCATTTTCAGCATAGTGTGCCTCAATATGCTTCTGCAGCACCTCATGGTCCACAATAATGTGGTCCAGATTCATTTTAGGGATCTCAACATACGTGGGTTCCGAATAATAAGGAGCATCTTCGACGAGATCTTGGACATTTTCGTCGAAAGCACGTTGAGTTTCAGAGGTTTCACCGCCAGCAGCACCACCAGCTGCCACATTTTCTTCTGCCAGTTCACCTTCATCGCTGTCAGTTTGCTGCACAGATTGTGCGCCATCGGTGCTTGGAGATTCACTGTTTTGCTTTGATTCTTTAGAATCTACCTGTTCTGTAGTGCCTTGAGCAGCACCAGAGTTGGGATTTACAGGTGCATCAACGTGCTTTTCTTGCTGGGAATAGGCATAAATCTCCTGACAGACAGCAATAACGTCGTCAAAAGTCTCACATTCCTCAACTTTCTTCACCATTACACGCTCCTCATCACTGAAAGGCATGGCGGAGAAGGCACCAATCTTACAGTGAAGATTGATACGGTCGATGAAAGAGATGTTATCAAGTTCTTCATCATTGATGGAGAAGAAGTCTTGGTTATCAAGTTCTTGGTAACCTTTGAAGAAAGTCTTGGACAAACCAGGGTACTTTCGCTTCATCAACTTCTCAATACGAGCATCTTCCACCACGTTGACGTAATCCTTGGGCACCTTTGCTACCTCTGCCCAGTCAATGTTGGGTGTGTAGAGAGCATGACCGACCTCATGACCCACCAGCAGGTCGTAGACGCTGTTAGAAGCGTTCCAGATGGGCAGGGTAAGGATACGGGTGTCAACATTGAAGGACGCTGTAGGGACCTTACGGTGCTCAACCACGAGGTTCTCGGTGGCGAGAAGGCGAGCGAGGTTACCTTTGATTTCTGCGGTGTTCATCGGGTCTCTTGCGTTGATGCATATAGTATATACAAAAAAAGGGGGTCCGAAGACCCCCCTTATGCCGCTTCTGCAATTGTCTCCTTGACGACCGAGAAGTTCTTGATCTTCTCACAGACGAGGGTTCTATCAAACTTACCCTCCAAACTCTCCTTGTGACTGATGACAAACACGTTTGTATTGTCATCGAAGTTCCGAAGGATCCATCCTAGTTCACCTGTACCGTTCTGGTCAAGAGACCCATCGAAGATCTCGTCAAGGATTAAGATGTTAGTATCCACGCTATTCTTAAGTTTAGCGATACTACGCCAAGTAAGCAGCAGAGCAATATCAATACGAGCTTTCTCTCCTTCGGAGAAAGATTCGTAAGAAAAGATGTCCCTAAACCGCGACTTGATCGTTTCCTCAAAGTTCTCATTCAATGTGAAGTTGACGAAGAAGTCCATGTTTTGAAGATACTGGTTGATGAGTTTATTCATCATTGGCAGATACCTCTTGATGATCCTGGTTTTGATTCCATTATCTTTCAAGAGTTGAGATGCTGCTAGCAAAGTGTCTCTATCTTTTTTGACGAGAGCAACTTGCTTCTTCAGGTTATCACGTTCTTCCAACAAGTATTTTAACTTCTCTTCCTCTTCAGAATTGTCGTCTTTGGAATTTTGTAATGTTTCTACATCAGACATCAGTTGCCTGACGTTCTTGTTGATGCGTGTAACAGTAGCATTGTGAGCAGCAATCTTCTGCTGAAGTTGATTCAACTCCTGGGTTTTCACCAGATGCTGCTCACTTCTCTCTTGCTCATCGAGAATGTTGCATCGAAGTTCTTCGATAGCGAGGACAAGTTCTTTGACTTGACTTCTAATGACACCTGCTTTATGTTCTTTAACTTCTTTAGAAATAGATTGACTACACGTAGGACATGTGTCGTTTTCTTCAAAAAACTGGTGCTGTTTCTTAAAAGTTCCACACTTATTTGTAAGTTTTCCTTTCAAGTTATTTAAAGTTATAAGTTTCTTGTTCGCACTTTCCAACCCACTTAAATCTTCATAAAGTTTTTGTGATTCTTCATTAAGTTGTGATACAGAAACTTGACAAATTTCTTCTTCTCCTAACAATTTGTCAATGTACTCTTGCTTCTCTTTAATCAGAGACTCATCACGAGTAGACAACTGCTCAATCAACCGACGCTGCATGTCAATCTTCTGCTCTGCCATGTCAGCACTGTAATCAACCTCTCTCATCTCTTCAGTAGAGATCTTCATCTTATCTTTGAGAGCGATGTTCATCATCGAGAAGATCTGGATGTCCAGGATGTCTTCAATAATTTCTCTACGCTGTGCTAGAGGCAGTCGCATGAACGGAACGAACGTGGACGAACCTAGCACAACGATTTGAGTGAACGACTTATAGTTCATCTTCAGGATGTTCTGCTCCAGTTGCTTCTGATAGTCAGCAGCATTACTGGACTGATCTAGCATTGCCCCGTTCTGCCAGATCTCGAACTTCCCTGGTTTGATACCCCGCTTGACAACAAATGCGTTAGGACCAATCTTGAATTCAATCTCCACCATGCAGTCCTTTTCGTTGACGCTATTGACCAGCATCGGTTTGTTGATCTTACGAAAAGGTTTGCCAAACAAAGAAAAGGTAAGGGCATCCAAGATGGTGCTCTTACCTGCTCCGTTTGTGCCAATAATAAGATTGGTTTTGTTGGCAGTCAGATCGACTTCAGTATAGGTGTTGCCAGTCGAAAGAAAATTCTTCCAGCGAACTTTTTCAAACGTAATCATGTAAAGTCGTCAGGGGGTATGATGAAGTCGTCCACAGTTATTATAGCATACTTTTGGTCTCTTGACTCGCATGCTGCCACTATTAATGTTTTTTCTATCTCGATCATCTGCAATTCTAGGTCAGTCTCACACTCGGTCAACTGAATTGCATAACGCTCACAGTCATCTAACTCATCAAAGATCGGCACGACGTGCTCTCCACAATCTCTATCGACTACAGAGAACACACCTTCTGGCTTGTCCTTGAGAGTTAAGATGTAAGACATTAGACCATCTCGCAACTTTCAATATATAGCGATCTCATCAACTTCTTCAGGTCAGATTTCTCTACGGTCATCTCTACCTCATCGATGTACTCATTGAGTAATGTCAGTGTGTCTTTGACTTCCAGGTCTGGTTCCTCTACGTTGTCTTCATCAACCAGAGTCTCTACAACTTTGATGTCATGCACACCTGCATTGTACAGGTTTTCCACAACCTTCTCAAACTTGTAGTAGTCACGCTTCTCTTCCACAATCAGTTTGACAAAGGTATCTTTGTACTGGGTGTAGTCTAGAACCATGTCCTTATCTACATCATTATAGTATACCTTCTTGAAAATCTCGTATGGATTCTTGACCATGCGAAGTTTGTTTGTTGCTGGTTCGTAGAGATGGAATCCACGTTGGTCAGCGTAATCATTCCAGAACATCTGGTAAGGATTGCCGAGGTATGTGATGTTGCCCCTAGACGACTTGTGGTGGTAGTGACCAGAGAAGACTTGTTTGAAGTCCTTGTAGACCTTGGGGTCCATACCGTGCTCCATCTTCATGCCAGGTGTTACTTCAAACCCGTCGAGTTCGAGGTGTCCCATGACAATTTGTGCATCCGTTTGCTTGAGATGCTCCATCGTGTACGCTTCGTTCTCCCTGTTAATCCACGGGACAAAACAAATTCTCTTGCCCTCAATAGTAACAGTAGTAGTCTCATCATAGACACGTATATTGTCATAGTCACCTAGCAATAGATCAGGAGAGTTGATAGCGTTCGTATTCTTGTAGTACACACAGTGGTTACCCAAGATCGTATGTACTGTGACGCCCATATCTGCCAGGCGATCAAAGTAGTGAGTACGAATTCGATCCCAGACATTGAAGTCAATCGTTTTACGATTGTCAAACGTGTCACCCAGGTCGATGATCTCTTTGATTCCTTTCTTCTCTAGTGTAGGGAAGAACACATCCTCATAGAACTTGAGGAAGTAATTCCAGAATGCCAGACTGCCCTTACGACCATCGAGATGTTGATCAGTAATAAGTGCAATAGTCATCTGTTCATTCTCGTTTCAATGTTTTCTTTGATACTACCCATGTCAGAGTAGGAAGCATTCATGCCTGCCATGTCACCATCATACGTGTCTGTGTGCATGATCTCCTGGTGTCCAGACTTCTCTAGGATCTTACTCTTGATCTCCAACTGACGCTTCTCTTTCTGAATGCGACGAAGAAAGGCGTAGTAGATGATCTGGGTGAAGTAGGCAAATGGGTTAGAAGATTTCTCTGGGTCAAAGTTAAGGATGTACTGGATACAGTTCTCCACGCCATCACAGATCATGTCCTCACGGAACATGTAGTTGACAAAGTTTGGTTTGTATGATAGGTGTGTTGCGATCTTCCAGAAGCAGTCACCTAGGTATTCATAGCATCGCCTGAACCTAGCAGCAGTTCGTCTGTCCCTATGAGAACGGTAGTAGCTGATAGATTCTAGGTAGGACTTATGTCCAAGACGCTCACCGTCCTTGAAGAAATCCCGCAAGAGGATTACAGCAGCAAGGAACTCCTTGTTGTTTACGTAATACTCTGTCTTTGTTCTGGTTTTCTTCATACCATACCATTTGCTTCATACAGTATAGTACATAATGAACTTTATGTCAACCTCAAAACCAATTTCGCTAGGGGGCTTGACAAATACACCTAACACCTATAGACTAACTCTGTCAAGGGTTCAAGATCATTATAGCTATTAATTAAATACTCTAACTTTTATTAAAAAGCTCCTCTAATTTTTTCTTTTGATCATTAACGTTACCTAGATATCCCATTTCTTTTGACATCTTACTTACTGATGAATCTTGTTCATCACTTAAATGACGTTCATAGAAACCTAATATCTTATCATCTAACTCTGTTAGAGTAACTACTTGACTCATCTTTATGATGTATAGTTCTTCATAAGAACTCATTACCCAATCACTTAAAGAAAATCCTTCTACTAATCTACCATTCCTTTTTTGATTTGCTCTAGTTACTAGTAAAGGTTTCTCTACTAGTAAACACTCCTCATCAGTTAGGTAACATACTTTAGCAATGATCTCTTCATTAGATGTTAGTTTTATAGTTGCATAGAATTCTTCTTCCATACTTACCTTAAGTCTATGTTTATAGTTTCGTACTTAAAGTTCTCTTCTTGATATATTACTACTCTTTCGTAAAGATGTTTCAACGTATAGTTATCTTTACGACCAGAGATATCGTCAGCGATATCATATAGTGTAGCAATATCTTTTCCATCTCCTTTACGTAGAACTCTACCAATAGATTGTAGATTCCTTACTCTAGATTTGGAAGGAGAAGCAAATACGATGTTATGTAATTTTTTAATGTTGATACCTGTGGAAAACGTACCGTAAGATGCAATGATGACAGCGTTAGATTCGCTTTCTGTGATTGCCCTTACTTGTTCCCTATCCTCTGTATCAGTACCACCATGGACGAAGAATACTTTTCTGTCGTCACTAATGTAATTATTTATTAGTTCGTATAAAGGGTCACCATGCTTCTCCACATAGTTAAAGAGAACTAATGTGTTGCCTTCAATATCGTTGACAAGATTTTTGATTAGGTTATTTCGCTTCTCATGTGCTACAATGTAGTCCATCTCCTCATGGTAGTCAGCAAAATATTTGTAGTCGTGCTTGCAGACTAGGATCTTGATCCGTAGGTTAGAAAGGAACCCTTTCTTAATAAGCGAATCTGTCTTCGTAACCTGTTCACACGCACCAAACAAACCCTCCAAGACCCACTTATGAGTCTTGCTACCATCGAGTGTACCTGTGAACCCAAAGCGATACTTCGCGTTGTGGAGTTTGGTGAGGATACCTGTGAGTGACTTTGCCTTAAATAAATGTGCTTCGTCACCGATAACACAGTCAATGTCGTCAAAGTATCTTTTGGGAAACTTGTAGATTGATTGCCAGGTTGAAATAACAACTGGTTTATCCGTATTCTTATCCTTGCCAGAGTATATGGTGTGACAGAATTCTTCTGCATTCCATCCATAGTCCTTAAAATCCTTTATCATTTGTTCTACCAAAGATGTCGTAGGAACGATCAGTAGAATCTTCTTACCCGCCGCTGCATAATAGCGAACGATGGAATAAATCATAAGGGATTTACCAGATCCTGTCGGTGACAAAAATAACCCTCTGTTATTCTTGAGCGCCTTGTACACAGTCATGTACTGATAATCTCTAGGCTTATACTTACAGATATGTTTCATGTAATCTGCAACAGCAGGAGGAGAAACAAAATCGTTCTCCACCTCTACCTCACCATACCAGTCATTATCCTCGTATCGGATAGCGTACTGTCTCTCTTTGCACCACTCTTTGAGGTGTGACAAGAGACCATGATACAGTTCACCTGTACCAGGTGAGTACAGATGGATCATTCCATCCCAGTATCTGTATCGTGGTTGACGCTTTAGAAACTTTGCCTCTGGTAATTCAAAGGAGAAGTAGTCTGCCAATTCACGATGGACATGAGGTTCCGATGAGATCTGTAGATAGACCTCATTCTTTTTCTTGACAACTAGTTGAGACATTAGTTTCCATTAATAAATTTTTCCCATTCAATAGCACTCTTGATCTGGAAACCTCGGTTAGAGATTTGCTTCATCACATGATCGAGGAAGTATAACATTTGATCAATGTACTTGACCTTTGCCTCGGTGTTGATGAGTTCGTCATCTGACTCCAGATACACCTTCATCTTTTCTGATGTCTTAATACTAGTACCAAAAGGTTTGTCGGCGTAGGTTTTAGCGTCTGCTTCTCCACCGTAGTATTCTCTCTTGTCTCGTAGGAGTTTGCGATATTCAAACTCCAGTGAGGTTTTAATTTGTGAGAGGTCTGTGTAATGGTTTAAGTATTTATTGTGCTGGAAAGGGATCTCCAGCGCAAGACGTGCCAGATCTTCAGTGTATTGTTTGTTCTTGAATTGAAAATCGATCTGTGTATCTTTTTGCCACTCTTCCTTAATTGACTGGAAGCGTTGATGTAGGGAGTTGAAATTCATAAAGGTTGCATTGACAAATCATTCACTGTGTACCTGTGATACTTAAAGGTAACAGTCGCTGTAAAAAATTCTACTTCGTTAACCGTTGCGTCGAATGGTATGTTGGTTAGAGATATAGGAATCAAATTTTCAAAGTTTACTAGAAACTGTGGATTGAAATTTGATGTCAGAATCATTAGGTTGCCGTCAGAATATCCTGCTGCTTCACCCTCAAATGAATCTGCGTTGCCGTTGTCTCTAATCCAATTCCAAATGGACATGTAGTTTTTGAGGTCTTCATCGATGATGAATCTCAATGATAGATCTCCATATTCTACACCACCGCCAGGGATAATGGGGGCACTTCTGAACGGTGTTGCCACTTCTACAACTGGCATGGTTACATCAGGAATGTTTGCTGACTGGCAAAAGAAATCTACCCCATCAAATCTTTCGAGACGAAAGGTAAAACCTGTTGGGGATAGATAGTTTCTATTAGATGGTTGTTTCTTGTACCAATCAGCAGTCATGTCAACTTCCCAAGCACTACTATTTAGCAGTCGTTAAAGACCCCTCCCACAGTGGACCCTAGAGATGATCCTGCCTTCTGTCCTAGGAGTAGTGCCCAACCACCTGCCAACCATCCAATGTAAGGGATGCTAGAGACCGCAGGAACGGCGACACCAGCAGCTATAGCACTACCTGCCATCGCACCTTGAGACCGTGCTCCAGCGTCCGCTGCGATACACTCGGCGCTTACTCCTCCTACATTCTTTCCCACTTCACCTATTTCACCTCCCCCGATGTTGCGAGTGCCATCCATGGTATACTGGTCTCTACGATACTCGTCACGCATTTCAGTGCCGCCACCAAGGAATCCTTTCTTATGCTGGTTGAGTCGAAGAGATCTTTCTGACTCAAGGATAGCAGGATCATTTGCTTTGTATTGAATCCTGTATCCTTCTTTCCCTGCCTCAATGGTATAAGATGAGTAGTCACCGCGAGGGATATTGATAGTTGGAACCTGTGGAACTGGTGGTTCATCTGGTTGTCTGATTACATAACCAATCAGACCGATATGTGATACTGCAAACAACGCACCAATAGTTCCGATGAGGATCTTAAACGTTGATGGTTTGTTTGCTGGTCTTGTTGGTGGTGTGGCGGATGCTTTCTTTGCTGCCGCTGCTGCTTTCGCTTCTTCTAGGGATGGCATAATGACCCATAGTAAATTCTCATCCTTATTTATCTAAAAGCATAAAAAAAGCGCCCCCGAAGGGACGCTCTGTAAACCTGGTGATGAATCACATGAGGTTGGTAACTTGTACTCTTCTGTAGTACATGTTTGCATTTGCGGTGAGGGATTCGCCATCGGGGGTGCCGTTGTATGCACCGTTGGTGGTGACGAATGGGTTGCTGACCATGCCGTAACGAGTCTTGAAACCAATCTTTGGTTGGAAGGTATCAGGATCGATAGAACGTACCATCTGGAGAGGTACATATGGGCAGTAGAAGAGACCTGCATCATAAGGGGAAGTACCCTTATAACCGATAACATAGTAGTGCTTATCGGAGAGGTTCGCTGCATAAGGATCAACGTAGACCTTGATGCGACCGTTGATAGTACCTACGGAGAGGTTACCAGTGTCATCAACCTGACCGATGGAAGGACCACCAGCGCCAGTTAGACCGCTGCTGTAGTCGAGAACTCCTGCCATTGCCAGTGCCGAAGCAACATCAGCAGAACAGATCAGGAAGTTGCCCTTTCCTCTACGAGTCTCTTGTGCGATTGCGTTAGCATCACGCTCGATTTGGAAGAGAAGTCCTTTGAATTTCTCAACAGACCATCTGCCGTTGGAGTCAACGTCGAGGTCGAAGATGCCAGCGTTAGCAACGTTGTTTTGAGCACCTTTCTTTGCAACGGTGTAGACGGTACGAACGACTTCACGGTTGATTTCTGCGAGAACTTCGCTAGACAGGATGTTAGCGAGCTCTTGCTCTGCATCTAGACCGTGGATCGCCTTGAGGTCTTGTGCCAGTTCCAGGGTGTACTCTGCTTTGAGTGCTCTGGACTTTGCAGTAACAGAGGTCTTCTCAATGCTGAAGGACATCTCACGGAAGAGACGGGAAGCTTCGCCCATTTTCTCCAGGTTTTCGCGAGACATGCCTCTAGCAACCTCATAGGTGCCAGCAGAGGAATCGTTGAGGAGAGCAGGGTTGTTGCCTTCGGAATCGCCACCAACACCAGCGCCAGTACGTGGGGTGTAGTCACCCTGTGATGCGTCGTGTGCTGCAGAGAATCCAGTGTCGGGCTCGTTGAACAGTGCCTCTTCGCCGCCTTGGTTCTCGTAGCGGGAACGCATTGCGAAGATGAGTCCAGTAGGACCAGACATTGGTTGAACGCCACAAACGTCGTATGCCATCAGGTTAGGCATTGCACGACGAACGAGGGAGATCAGTACAGGGTCGAAACCTGCAAGACCTGCAGTGTTAGAATTGCCGAGTGCGCTACCAGCAGGAGAAACAGTACCAGCGCCGAGGCTGTTAACTGCAACTTCGTTTAGCATGCCGCGCTCTTCGCGCATGAATCTTTCTTGGTTCTCCAGGAGGACAGAGGTGACAGCCTTCTTGTAACGATCACCGATAGGCGAGGAGCCTTCGTGACCAAGAACAGGTGCCCACTTTTCCTGAAGCTTTTCTGCGTTAAACATTAGCTTTGTAGGGTAAGGAAAATTTATGTAATATTATCAGGAGTTCCAGCGATTAATAGCGTTGAGGTATGCCGCCATTGCTGGGGATACTTCTTCGCCTTCGACTGGTGCTTCATCAGTAGCTTCTACAGCAGGGGAAGCAGGGTTTGCTGGGAAGTACGATTCACGGAGGGTCTTAACCTTCTCTGTAAACTTTTCTTCGGACTCAAACTCTACGCCTTCTGCTAGAGATGCCAGCTTGTCCTTTTGAGTATCTGCCAATCCTTCCGAAACAACGTTCAGAATTACAGTTTTTGCAGTCTCATCTAGACGACTTTGAAGTTTCACGTTGCGCTCAATCTGTTCGTTGAGGCTGTCTTCCATCTTACGAATATCTTCAGACAATCCTTCGACGACATCAACTTTGTCATCGGGGATATTAATATAATGCTCTTGGAAGAGATTCTTGAGTCCAGCGATGAAGTCTTCGGTAATTTCGTTACGAATACCACGATCGATGGATACTTGGTTCTCTTCTAACCATGCTTGAATAGCGTACTTGATAGTACCGCCAACCTCTTCTGCGAGTTCGCTCTTAACAGATGCGACTTGCTCGGAGATGCGAGTCTCAAACTGCTCTTCGAGTTTCTTCCACTCTTCGGACAGTTTGGATTTGACTGCTGCTTCAAAAATTGTTGTTGCTTTTTCTTTGAACTCTTCAGAGAGTTCTGTTCCTTCGGTGAGTGCTGCAACATCTGCACTCATATCAAGGGATTCAAAGGAAGGCTTGATGGGATATGTTACATCAGGACCAGTGCTGGTAGCATATGCTGCGTCAGCACCAACAGTTTGAGTCTTGCCCTGATCACCAGGATCGTTGATGTTAGCAGTCTGTGCAGTGCCATCACTCTGTGCGCCTTTAGCGCCAACAGGGGCAGCTGCTTTAGCACCAGGGTTGTCTTCGCCTTCGTCGTTTCCGTCTGGGCGTGGACCACCATTGTCGGTGACTGACTGTTGAGCTCCATAACCGTTAACAGCGTCAGTGCCTACAGTTCCTTTGCCTTCACCAGCTCCTGCCTTGGAGTTGACTTCGGTCTTGGACTGACTAGACGCTTCATAACCGCCACCACCAGGAATAACTGCTGCAGATACTGTTGGCATTGGATCGCCAGCTTCAACAACTAGACCTGATTCAGTTACAAACTCCTCAAATTTTTCCTTTAACATATCTGACATGAGTTTCCCCTTGAATTTCTATAAGCTATTTCTATGATTATTTATTAAATTAGAGATTTGACAGGAAGTGTTCAAAGACCTGTAGGGTCCTCGCTTCCAGATCTCTCTTGGATGATTCACTAATGTATCCCTGGTATTTAGACACGGTTTTCTCCTTTAGGAGTCCGTTATCCCATACCCATTCCTTGCCTTCCATGATGCCGTTTACAAATGCATCAGGGGCAGAAGGATCTGCTACGATATCAGCAGCAGTCGCGAGCATAAAGTCATCCATAACATAATTAGCGTCTTCACGCTTATCAATGCTACCCATGCCGCGAGAAGAAACACCAAGTTTCACACCCTCGCCAAGGAGAGATTTGGCAATGTTGCCCATTGGTGTGTCAAGAATTCGTGCCTTACCTACGAAGTTATTGCCCTCTGCCTTGAGTGATGTGATCCTGTGGGATACACGATCAAGGTTTACAGTAGGACCATCGGGGTGACCGAGTTCTCCTAGAGCACGACCTTTGGTTACGTACTCTTCGTTATAACGACCTACTTCTTTCTCCAGAACAGAAAATGGATAGACTCTTCCGTTGCGGTTTCTTACTTCCGACTGGAGGAATACACCCTCAATGTAGAGGTGCTTCTGACCGTCTTTTTCTTCGGTCAAAAGTTTGACCTCCTCAATGTTTTCTGTAATGAGTTTCATTCTTCTGGAGTATCTGTAGGTTCATCAAAGTAGCTAGACGCTACTGTTTGTTTGTACTGATCGATAACGTCTTGTGCCTTGCCGTATAGATAATCGTTGATTTTATCTAACGCTTCGCCGCGCTTCTTATCAGCAATCAAATCCACAATATCAACTAGTTCAGATTCTAATGGTGTATCCATGACTTAAGTAGTGGGTATATTTTATTTATCAGCTTTAGGTTTTGCAGGCGCGGGAGCAGGTTTCAACTTCTCCATTTCCTTTGCCTTCTCTAGTTCTCTTTCGCCAGCATCGTCTGCTTGTTGCGCTGCAATTTCTGGAGCGTAGGCAGCGTTCTGCTGGTTCATCATCTCTAGAGAATTGACATCGACTGGATCGAGTGCCATGCCGCTATCAATGTCGCCACGCATCTGCTTGTCAATTTCCTTGTACTCCTTCTCGGTCTGCATGAGAACCTGACGACGGATATACTCGGTAGAGAAATACTTGCCAACAAAAGGATCCATCTGGGTAACGAGAGTGACGCGCTGCATCATCATCTCCTGTTGCTTCAGTTCATTGAAGTGATTGTCAAACAGGAAGTCATATTGGATATGCTCTTCCATGTCATCCCAATCTTCAGGAGCGATGACACCCTTAAGGATGAGTTGAGTCTTGAGAATGTCGTGGAACAAACGAGAGAAACGCTTGCGGAGACGACCGATGAACTTACTAAACTTCAGTTCGTCGCGTAGGATCTCTGTAGACTTACCTAGGTTGAATGCTTTGTTATCGTCAGTGAGACGAGAAGGTGGCAGGTTCAGGGAGTTGTAGAGTTTCTTTTTAAAATACTCAACGTCCTTGAGTTCACCTAGGTTCTGACCACCAGGTAGTGTGGAGATTTCTGTGCCTCTACCACCTTCGCGGCGAGGTAACCAGAAGTCTTCCAGCATACTCATGTGTTTTTTATCATCTCTGATCTCTCCCGTCGAAGCATCGTAAACCAACTTATTACGATAACGTGCCATAACATCACGGAGGTATTGTTCCGCCTTGACTTTAGGAAGATTACCAACATCGATGTAAAAAATTCTACGTTCTGGTGCTCTGGACAAACGGTAGATAACCAGAGAGTCTTCAATCATACGAAGTTGATTGAGAGACTTGATTGCTTTGTGTAAGAAGGACAGACTGTACTTCTTGTTCAGATCCATCACGCCAGAGTTGACTGTTGCGATTGAATCAGATGCAATCTTGATTCCGTTATTAGTTGAGAAGTCTGATGGACTGTTGTGTGGCATTGTCATCGAACCACCAAAACCTTTTGGTTGGTAGATGTAATACTCTATGTAATCACCCCAGTCATACTGCAGTGCAGTGCCTTTGACTGCTTGTGGATCTGCTGCAATTCTTGGGTCACTAACTTTCTGACGAACCTTACGAATCTTGAGCGCGTCAATGTTTCGTAGTTCTAGAATACCTGCCTTTGGGTTTTCAAGATCAATGACCTTGTGGTAATATACCCTACCATCCACATACCAATTACGAATGATCTGATGAGCGTTCTTGTCGAAGTTCAACATCTTTAAGATGTGGTCGAACTCATCTCTAATCTTTTTCTTTACTCCAGCACCCATCTGAAGATTTGATAGTTCGATCTCAACGGGTGCATCATCTGCATCGCTGACAACAAACTCATTTACAATTTCATCAATGGCAGTGTCTACTTCTGGGTGTAGCGACATGTCTCTATATCGCTTAAGTAGTTCGTACTCGTTTTTCGAGACGCCTTCTACATCTACGTAAGTACCAAAATAGCCACCTGCTACGGTGGCTACGCTGTCATCACTATTAGGGGGAACAGGAGATTGACCCTTGCTCCCCCCGCCATCTTTGATTAAAAAACCAAACAGTTGACTCATGATCTATTGATCTCTAAATTACCTGATGAACTATTTATCAGGTCAGAAAGATCACTTCTTGATCTCGATCTGGGAAGAACCAGTTGTACCACCCTTGAGTGCCTTCCAGTAAGAATACTGGAACTCAACTGTGAACTCTTCGATCTGATCGTTGCTGTCATAAGCAAGATCGATCTGGGAGATGCTGGTTGGGAAAGCAAAGTACAGTTCATAAGAACGTAGTTTGCTTGGTGCATCAGGTCCCTTGTCATCCTTACGGAGTTGGTGGACCTTCATGTTCTGCATGTATCCATCAGATGCACTAGGCTGGAACAATGGAGCATTGTTTGCCTCGTGGGTGTTCATGGATTCCAACCATTGCTCGAAGAAACCACGAACCTTCATGTCCTTATCGTTGAAGAACGTTGCAGACCAGGTGTCGAATGTACGATCACCAGCGATCTTGACAGTTCTTCCTCTGAAAGGAACCTCAATGACTCCCAGGTTAGATGCTGGGAGTGCAGTGGATTTGCAGAGAAGGTTGACCAGTTTCTGATCTTCGCTGTTTGCAGTTGGTTCGTTATCGAGTCCCGCTGGGAACGGGATCTCGACACTGAACATATTAGGCTTGACGCCTTCACCAATTTTACTTAAGAAACTTGAGATGTTTGCCATTTGTGTTTACCTTTCCTTTTTTGGGTTATCAGTTACCGATTACTTCAGCGAACGAAACCCCAGTCTTCGTTGCAGTAAACGTTACGGTGATGTAGTTGATGGAACGGGTTGGTTTCATGAATAGTTCTGCAACAAACTCGTTACGGTCAACAACGTCGGGGGTGTTGTTTGATTCATCACATACCACAAGGAAATCAGTTACGCCACGACGTGCTTGGACTTCAGCAAGGTAGCTAGTTGCTGCCGTGAGGAAGGAAGCGCGGGTTGTCGCGTCGTTTTGTTCAAATAGCACTGCCTTGGCAAGTCCACCAATTCTTCTCTCAACATTGAGGAAGAGGCGACGAACGTTGATACGATCGAAGGAGGAAGGAGATGCGAGTGCAGTCTTGTCGCCAAACAGAGTGACGCCACTGCCAGGGAATACAACAACAGGGTTGATTCTGTTCTGGTAGAGTTCGTCTCTATCTGCTTTGCTAGGATTGTATGCTAGTTTGATAGCGTTACGTAGCGAACCTCTGTTCAGACCAGCAGGGGAATACCAGTCATCGAGGAGAGTCGATGTGTTAACGCAGAGACCAGCAATGTCTCCGTTGCAAGGGATGTAGCGATACTTATCGTTGAAGCGGTCATAGAAATACTTGTAACCGCTATCGAAAACAGCATAGGACGTGGAAGTCATGCCGTTAAAGAAGTTGAGAGTATTCTCTCTTTGCTGTTGGGTGGTTAGAGAACCATTGGTTCCAACTTGGTTTGTTTTGTGAGGAGAAACGAAAGCGATACAGTCTTTTCTACCAGCAGCAATTGCAATAACTTTGTTTGCCTTTGCTTTGGTGTCGAGTTCTGTAGCGAGTGATCCGCCCATGAGAACAAAGTTCAGGTTAGGAACTAGTTCTGTGTCAGCGAACTCATCGAATGCGTTCTCGATTTCTGCAGGAGTGTAGTTGTAATCATCTACACCACCAGAAAGATCGACAGCGTTCAATCCTACGAGTTGCATCTTGCCAGTGATGCCAGAACCTGCTAGATCTAGTGCTTGACCAACCCCATCGGAGGAAGGATTCCAACCAGCAGCAGGAGCAGTTCCGTTAAAGAAGAACGAAGACTGTTCAGCAATGATGTCTCTGTAGAAGTTAGCAGCGCCTTCGGAGCTTCTGCCGTCACTCAACTTGGAGACATACAGGATTCTCTCAAGGATTGTGTTAGCAGAACCACTAACTGCACCATCGGTATCGATGACTGCGAAGTGAACTTCGTCATATTCAACGCCGTTTTCTGCAGCAAATGCAGATGTTCCAGGACGAGGACCGATAGCACCAAGGGGAAGACCAGTGCCAGGAATGATGGTATTGGTGTACCAATCTTTGACTGCAGAGATGGTGATTGCGGTGTCAGATACACCAGCAACTTCAAAAGTTGCATCGCCGTTTCCACCACCGATGGTGAGAATTTCGCCAACAACATATCCAGAACCACCAGCAGCAATTGCGACTGCACCAACAGCACCTTCAACGGTAGCGATAGTGAAGGTTGCGTCAGATCCACCACCAGCAATGGTGATAACATCACCTACGGTGTAACCAGTTCCAGGGTTAGCGATTGCAATCGATGTAACCGAACCAGCAGAAGCAACGATGTCAACGGTTAAACCAGTACCAGTACCACCAGTTGTTCCTTGTGCAGTAGCAGTTGCATAAGCAGTACCGCCAGCACCACCAGAAACGGTGAGAGGAACACCAGTTGTTACGGTGATGTTGACTGTAGCGCCTGTGCCAGATCCACCAGAAACAGCAACCGCAGTTGCAGATTGATATCCAGTACCACCAACGATAGTACCAGCACCAGAAACAACTCCAGTATCAGGAGAATCGATGCTATCGGAAGGTGTTAGTCTGCTGGTAGGATCGTCGAGGATCAGTGCAGCTTCTAGAGATGTGGAATTCCAGTTGTATACAACTGCTTTCTTACCACCAGTGAAGGTGACCGTATCTCCCATAGACAGACCTGCAGGTGCTGCGGTTAGAGTTACGATCTGGTCAGCACCACGGTCAACAGCGACAACCTTGAGGGAGTTGCCCCAGGTTCCTGCGGTTCTTGCTACGTAGCGATTACCATTTCCATTTCCTGCTTCCCAGTCATCATCGTTCTTGACTAGGACAGCAGCACCACCATCAGATGCACTGTTAACACCTGTAGCAGCACGTACAACTGCGAGACGACCGCCGTATCCGAGGAATTCAGATGCTACGAAAAAATCTTCTGCGTTGGAGTCGGTGGGTTGACCGAATACTGAAATTAATTCTTTTTGTGACGCGATATTCACGACCTTTCCAATAGGTCCTTTTTGGAAAGTTGATGCGTGTGCAGCAGTAATAGTGCTTGCACCGACAACAACAGCATTACTAATGTCACGCTCTTTTAAAACAATTCCAGGCGAGACTTGACTTGCCATGTTTTTCTCCTTGAGTAAACCAAATTTGATCTATAGGTATTTAGATTTTTGGAACTTTCAAGAGGGGAAACCATGCACGAACCCTTTACCAGTCTGGATACACGTCTTCCTTTAAATTGCGCTTTCTACTCTTTACTCTTTGCTTGGTACATTCCTTACATTCGTAGGACCAGGCAGACAAAGATGTTCTATCTGGTCTAGACCTGTAGAAATCTGTGGTTAGGTCTTTGGTTTTTCCACAGGATCTACACTGTCTTTGTTTAAACAGAACAGTATCTAAATCAAACAGATCTTCTACTTCCATTAGATACTCCACATGTATGAGACATCTTCTTGTGTGTCACCATATTCCCAGACAGCACCATCTTCTACAAATCCATCATCACCTTCTAGACCAGTAGTGATGAAACCAAACGGTGCCATGTCCTGTTCGATTTGATTCTTCTGTTCGTTGTAGATACGTTGACGAACATCATTGTCAGTCATCTCTTTGAAGTAATCCTGCTGAACCAACCAGGCAAAGATCACCATACACATTACTAGGTCATCATGGAATCCTTCATCAGCTTCAAAGGATTGCTTCTTCTGAATGAACGTAGTAAGTTCTGATATAATTTCGTAGTCATTGAAAGTGAGTTTGTCATCCTCAACAATCTGCTTGAGGTTTGCACAACCAACCTTCTTCACGGTGACACTCATCTTGACACCGAGCTGTGTTTTAGATCCAGAGAATCCATGCCCTACAATCTGCCCTGCACGCCCTCTCATGGCGCACATAAGCACGTTAGGATATTCTAGGTCATAATTTAGAATCGACGCTACAGAGTCTCCTACGTCGTTTACCTCGCACAAAACCCAGGCATTATTGTATGCTCTAGCAACGTCATTGATAACGTTGGGGAACAACATCGGTTTGACTTCGTTGTTCCTATACTTTGCTACTATCTTATATGGAACTGTAGTAATGTCGAAGACGATAAAAGCAGAATAGTCTCCGCCAATACCCCTACTAACATCCACCGTAATAATATATTCTGCTTTGTCTGCTGGTTTTTCATATACATCAAGCCCCTTACTTCTGGTAATGGGATCCACAAATGCTAATGCTCGTAGTTTAGCGGCAGAGATTAGTGTGTCAACAGATCCCAGGAATTCACATTCAAACTCCTGGGTGAACTGTCTCTCTGACGTGTTCTTAATTGTCTCTGCTTTCCAGTTCTCATCCCTACCAGGCACCTGTGACCAGTGTACCTCGTGCCATGTATATCCATTCCTACCATTCTGTGCATCTGTCCACAACTTATAGAAGTGGTTCATACCCTGTGGGGTAGAGATGATAATTACTTTCGTTGATTTACCAGAAGTAATAGTAGGATAAACACTGGCAAAGAAGGACTCTGCAATATGGTTTGGAACGAACGCAAACTCATCGAGGAAGATGATGTTAAACGACATACCTCGGACAGCAGACGCAGATGTAGAAGCTGCCAATATCTTACTGCCATTCTCCAACTCCATAGAACCTTTGTTCCATGATATCACGCCTTGCTGAATCCACTTCGGTAGGTTTTCATATGCTGTCTGAAGACGACCGAGTAGATCCCTTGCTGTACTTGCTTTGTTAGCGAGGATACCAATGTTAACGCTGTCATTAAACAACGCATAATGCAACAAATACGAAACCACCGTCGTAGACTTTCCAGTCTGTCGAGGCAGCTTCGCAATGTTAAATCTACTTGTGTGGAACTTCCTGATTAGTTCTTCTTGGAAGTCCCACATTTTAAATGGCACCAGACCTTCGTCAAGTGAGACGATCTGTACATAGTTCTTGGTGAAGTATACAGGATCTTTTGCACACTTCATGTACTCTTCAATTTGTTCCTTGGTAAAGTCTTGCTTGACGTTCGCTTTCTTTAGAAGCGGGTTACCAAGATAAATCTGATCGGATGCCATGAGAAAAACTAGTTCACCACTAGTATTTAGAGATCACCGAACTTGTCGCGCATCTCCTCCATGGATTTTTTCTTCGTTTCAATCATGCCGTCAATGTATCCAGCACGATAATCCCAAGTTTGACCACCCTGTTTACCCTTCATTGGATTGATGCACTGGTGGTTACCAAGCTTGTTGCACACAAGACCAGCAAGGTCAAGCTCACTAGAGTCAGATGTATTCCCAGTGCCACGCCAGACATGCTGACCATTAATCCAGGTGGCACCGCACTTTTCGCATTCTTTCCTATCCATTTTGAGGTCGGACAGTTCCCTATTCTCCTCGGTCATCTTTTTTGAGTTCCTTTATGAGTTTGTTGTATTCAGGTAGGTCTTTGATAAGTTGTTGTTCCAACTTACGACGCATGAGATACATTCTAAACCTGACCCATGCATAGCGCAACTGTAAGTCCATGTATGCGAATAATCGCATCGTTTCTTCTGGACCTGCATAAGCAACTAATAGAAGAACGATTGTGATTACTACGTAGACTCCAAGCATATGTAACACTCTGCTACAGGTATTATAATGCTATGTAGGAGAAAATACTGTAAAGAATGGCTACGATTTCCTAACTAATGTTTATATAGGGGCAAAGATCTCTCCTAAATTCATGTTACCACTTATGATTGCCTTCTTTTTAGAAGTCCTGATGATAGGAGAAGTGTGTAAAGTATGTGAGGGAAATATAACAATGTCCCCTTCTCTAGCATCTGGTTGAAACGTTTCTCTAGTTTCTGGATTCCAGAAGAGAGTGCGGTCTTCAGGATTTTCTAGGTGTAAGTAGTACACAAAAGATATATTGGATCCACTATGTACGTGCCACCCATGGGATCCTGTTACCGTATAAATTTGATGCCAAGCATGGATGATGTGTAGTTCCTTGGCGTAGTAACGATCACTTATATCATCAGTAAATTCTCTGATGTGCTGTAAGAATTTGTTGATGTATTTTTTCTCGCTATTGTTTTCCCAATAGTCTGACACTAGATTGTCTTTGTCTCTGTTTTCTCCAGGAGGTTCTTCCTCCATGAGACGAAGCAGTTCTTCTTTAATTGAATGATGTTTAAATCTATGTGTCCAAATATCCATTATAACTTATCAAAATTGTATTCTTGTATCATGGCAAACATCCTCTTCTTCATGATGTCCATCCATACTTGTTCATCGGCGGGACGAGCAGGAGAACCTGGCCACATCTTTATAGCGTAATCGAAGTGGTCATACATCGCCCTCACTTCCTCTATGTTCAGGGTCATCGTGCATAACCACTCCTCCTCGTCTGGCATTGGATTCCCTTTCATCAATACCAAGTATATATTTGATTACCCATGCGACTCCTATCAATAGTATAATCAAACTTATGACTATACTCCAGGTCACATCGTTTACATCATTCAGGGGGCGGAGGAGGAGGTTCATTCCATTCAAATTTCATATTACAATATCTAGGGTTGGTCTTTGCTTCTAGATGCAGCATTTCCGATAGTTCATCAACACATTGACACCATTTTTTTCTAGCGTCTTGTGCTCCTAATGCTTTTTTCGCCATAGGCGTTCCCACTCCCTCCAAAGGTCTGCACATTCATCCGATTTCTTTTGCAGGTGTGGTTCTCGGTACACTATGGATTCCTGGGGTCTCTCCCTAAATTTTTTAAATAGTCAACCCACCAGTCAGGGTCTCTTTTAGTTTTCCACTGTGGTACTGGTTTGCCTTGTTCTGAATAGTAGTCGTACAAAGCTTTATCGATAGTCTGTGCGATCTCCATATTCCTCTTCCTCTTCATCAACATCTGCATATGGATTTTCCACGAAGGGTCCTCGTTTTCGTAAAGGTTCTCTTCTGACATAATCCGATTCAGCATTAACAGCAGATATCCAAACAACAAATTTCATTAGCAAAAAGATAATTGCTAACGGGGACAGACACAATAATAGTGCGTAATTCATTCGTGTTTTTTAGCGAAGGGTTCCCAATGCTCCCAACCATATTTATGGACAAGATGCATACCAATGATAGGAACGAATACAACACAAAACCCCATGACGCCAAGGCACCACGGGGTCTGCATTACTGCTCTAACAAAAAGCTGTACGTTGTGCATCAGAAATGCCGCTCCAGGACTTCTAATCTTTCCTCTTCATGAGCGATGACATCTAACTGTTCTTGGATTGCTCCTAGTACATCTGGATGCTCACCAATGCCCACAGGATTGTGAAGATATACTTCGATGTTTACTTTTGCTTTGGCAATCTTGCCTTTCGCATCTGCTTTGAGTGCTTCTAAAATGCGGTTCTTCATGCTGGATAGTCCCAATTAATTCCTAACTGATGTAATTTATGCGTTGGTCCCCAACCAGCCGTATAGAGGTAGGGAACAGTTCTGACTTGACAATGATCTCCAGTGCAAAGAAGATCATCAACAATACGCCACGACTCCATTACTTCATCTGAATGGACGAAGTGGGATTGGTCTTGGTTAATGACATCATAGAGTAATTTTTCGTATCCGTCAATTGCTCTTTCTTCGGGGTAGGCGTGAGTGAGCGTAGCGAGTTCAAGACTATCGCCAAGCCCAGGAGATTTAATGTCAAGACGAATATCCAGATGAGGGTTAGGCTGTAGACGCATAACAATACGGTCGTTAACTTCCCCTTCATACAATTTTAGCGGTGGTGCTTTGAGTTTGATCACAACTTCCACACAACCATAAGGCATCTTCTTGCCAGTCATGACATTAAAAGGTACTCCCTCCCAACGCCAGTTATCGACGAATAGAGTACCAGCGAAATAGGTAGGAGTGTTGCTCCCAGGATCAACGCCCTCTTCACTACGGTAGTCATGGTACTGTCCCAATAAGATTGATGGTGATAGTCTAGTCGCGGCAAGCACTTTTGTCTTCTCACGTCTTAATTCCCTGGCATTCATACGACAGGGTGCTTCCATAGCAATCAATGCGAGCACTTGCAACACATGGTTCTGTAGCATGTCACGTACAGCACCTGATGTCTCATAGTATTGAGCACGACCATCGCAACCGATAGTCTCTGTAGCAAAGATCTGAACCTCTTCTATGTACTGGCGATTCCAGAGAGGTTCCAGAAGTATATTACTAAAGCGCGTAGCAAGAATGTTGTTAACAGTATCTTTGCCAAGATAATGGTCGATGCGATAAACTTGCTTCTCGCGTAGATGTCTCCCCACCACAGACTGTAGATTATCAGCAGATTTATAATCGTACCCAAAGGGTTTCTCAATAACCACTCTGGACGTGTCGGGGTCATCGAGGAGACCCGTCTCTTTAAGATGGACAATAGCGTTAGCATATCTTTCTGGAGGAACCGACAAGAAATAAGTATTGTCGTGCAGATGAGTAGGAAGATTATTGAGAGAGTCAACATTGTCTAGGTCTGCGGATACGTAGTCTAGATGATGTAAAAATTCTTCAGGGTAATCACCCAAAGATTCTTTCCACACTGTCACGCCAGGATCTCTCCTAGCACAACCAGTAATCAAAAAGTTCTCTGGAAGGAGATCCTTCTTCCAGAGTTTGTATAGTGCAGGGATTAGTTTCTTCTTGCAAAGGTCTCCCGTTGCTCCGAAGATAACAATTCCTTTAGTGAGCGGTTCCATTTCCATCGTATTTGTCGGATTCGTAGTAGACATTTTCACCTTTTCGTACCCCGAAATATATCGTGGAAAGTACAAAGAACGGGGTAACCCATAATAAGACATCAGCGAACGTCATGACCACCAAACATAGCTCTCATTCCATTCAAAACCTTGGCTGTGAAAGCACCAAGACGGCGCGACTCAAAACGTGCCCACAACGCACCAGAGATGACAGGAGCGGGTACACCCAGATCCACAGCGGTATGAACAGTCCAACGACCCTCACCGCTATCGGAAACTCCACCATCGAACTTATCAAGCTCTGGATCGCCGCGAAGTACATCCGCAGTAAGGTCAAGTAACCAACTGCCAACAACGCTACCACGACGCCACAGCTCAGCCACTTTAGAAACGTCGATATCATACTGATAATCGGCAGGGTTCTCCATTGGGGCAACCTCTGCGTCTCCTTCCTTGACATACTTGGCACCTGCATTTGCTTCGTGTAAGATGTTGAACCCTTCGGCGTATGCCTGCATGATACCATACTCGATACCATTGTGGACCATCTTCACAAAGTGACCTGCCCCAGGACCGCCACAATGCATCCAACCGTACTCTTCAGGGTAGAGAGTATAGCCGTCTCTGTCACTGGTTCTAGGGGCAGCAGCGATACCTGGTGCGAGGGCGTCAAAGATTGGACGGCAGGTCCGTACTGCATAATCTGCACCCCCAACCATAAGACAGTATCCACGCTCCAAACCGTAAACACCACCACTAGTACCACAGTCAAGATATTGGATGCCCAGTTTAGACAACCTTTCTGCCCTGCGTCTAGA